TGTAGCAAGAAAATCTTTGTTGCAAGGTCTATCGGGTGGAGCAGGTGTATCTGGAGCAGTTAGCGGATCACGCTATGCGGCACAAGCTGCTGCTCAATACAATCTGACAGTCAACACAGGCGTGGGAGATCCTAACGCTATCGCAGAAGCGATTGATGAGCTGTTGCGCCAAGCACGAGACAGAGGAACGCTAACAGCAGTATGACATGGCTTCCAGAATGGCGAGTTACAGTAGGTGATGATGTCTATACGACTGTCACCTCTGTTTCCTATGCATCTGGTCGCCTAGACATTGACAGGCAACCCACAGCAGGTTATTGCCGAGTCGAGATCATCAACACAGATAATTCACCATTTACCATCAATGTCACAGAACCAATCCTTTTAGAATTAAAGAACTCATCTGGCACTTATGTCACAGTCTTTGGCGGAGAAGTATCAGACTTTAACATTGGTGTCAGAAGCCCAGAAGAATCAGGCTATGTCACCACCGGCACAATTCTTGGCATAGGTTCACTTGCCAGACTAACTAAGACTATCTATAACACAGCACTTGCAGAGGGTTTAGATGGCGCACAGATCGCAGCGATTCTAGGTTCAGCCCTTAACCTTAACTGGAATCAAATAACCCCAACAGTGACATGGGATACCTACCCAGTAACTACGACATGGAATGAAGCAGAGTCCTACATCGGTGAAGTGGACTCAGGCTTCTACACCATGATTGCTGTTGCAGCTAGTGATTCTGCCAAATCTCAGACTTTAGCAGATCAGATTGCGAACAGCGCACTTGGTCAGATTTATGAGGAAAAGGATGGGGATGTCTCTTATGCAGATGCAGACCACAGATCTAACCTGCTCGCAGCAAATGGCTTTACTTTCCTCGATGGCGCGTATGCAACACCAAGTTCTATCACTTCAACAACTCAGACTGCTCGCATCCGTAACAGCCTTATCTATCGATACGCCACAGGATACGGATCAACCTACAGCACCTCAGATACCGACTCCATAGCCTCGTACGGACTCTTTGAGCGTTCGTTCGACTCTAACATCAAGAACCTTGCAGACATCACTGACATCGCCTCTAGAGAGCTTAATTTAAGGCGCAGTCCAAGAGAGCAATTAGGTGTCATTACCTTCCGCCTAGACAATCCAAACATCCCAAGTGCCATGCTTGATGATCTAATTGCAGTTTATTTTGGTGAGCCTGTATCGATCAGCAATTTGCCAAGCAATCTGCTTGGTGGCACTTTTCAAGGTTTTGTAGAGAATGTTGCACTTCGGGCAACCCCTAGCTTTACAGAGATCACTCTTTACATCACAGCAACCGACTTATCCCTATCAACGACACAATGGGAGACAGTCCAACCAAGTAATCTAATCTGGACAGGCGTAAATGGTACACTTATCTGGAACAACGCGACAGGAGCACTAACCTAATGGCATCGACCCCTTCCTTTAACTGGAGCACTCCAGATAACACAGGACTTGTAAAAAATGGTGCGTTAGACATTCGCACACTTGGCAATGCCATTGATACTTCAATGACAGATCTTCTAGGTGGTACTACTGGTCAAGTCTTAAAGAAGAACTCCAACACTGACATGGATTTTGTCTGGTCATCTGACGCTTCTGGCATGACTAACCCGATGACTACCACAGGCGACACAATCTATTCATCTAGTGGATCAACACCTGCTCGATTGGGTATTGGTTCAACTGGTCAGGTGCTTACAGTTTCAGGCGGTGTGCCAACATGGGCAACACCTTCTGCCGGTTCAAGTTTTGTCGGCTGTGCGGTTTACAAAGCAACGACAAACCAAACTCTTGCCAATGATGTTAATGCTGACATTACTTTTAATGCCGAGGAATACGACACCAACGGCTTCCACGATAACAGCACAAACAACGAAAGAATCACAATTCCATCAGGAAAAGCAGGAAAATACCTTTTGCAAACTATGGTTATTTTTCCTGCCAATAGTACTGGCGTGCGCGATGTTGCTTTTCAAAAAAATGGAACAGACACTCTTGGTAGTACACTAGTCATAGGAGTTGCAACATTTACAAATAGAGTTGCACACCTTTTCGTTGGTGATTTTGCTGTAGGAGATTACATAACTGTCAATGTTAATCAAAGTTCAGGCGGAAATCTTAATGTTCTTGCCAATCAAAACTTCACACGCTTTACTGCAACATACTTAGGAGCATAAAAATGGCAACCTTTACCAAACCTCAAAATCTTAATGGAGCAGAATTAAAGCAAGAATTGGCGGCATCAGGAATTATCATTGAAATGCTGAAAGACAATCTTGATGGCACAATTTCATTCGATACCGATAAGGAATCGGAAGCAACCTCTATTGTTGCTGCTCATGACGGAACAACAGAAGCACCTGAACCTACTATTTCTGAAAAATTGGCAAGCGTTGGCTTATCAATCGATGATCTAAAGGTTGCACTTGGACTGTGAAAGTAAAGCTTTCTAAGGCTGCATCACAATTAAGGGAGCAGATCGATGACTCGTTCCCAGATTGTGACCGCACATCGGATGGTTGGATCGGTGATACCCGACACGCTGCTCGCAAGTCTGATCATAATCCAGATGAGCAGGGCTGGGTTCGCGCCATTGATGTGGACAAAGATCTATTCAAAGGCGGAAAGCCAGACATCATGGGAGATCTTGCTGATCAGCTTCGTACCTTGTCCAAGTCCAAAGCAGACAAGCGTATTAGTTACATCATTTTTGATGGACGAATCTGCTCCAGCATCCTTAACTGGAAGTGGCGCAAATACACAGGGGCTAACAAACACTCTAAGCACATGCATGTTAGCTTTAAGAAAGAAGCTGACAATGATGGGGCTTTTTTTCAAGTATCTATGTTAGGAGCATCTAATGGATAATCTACTTCTCATCATCGCAGGTATTGCAGGCGTTGCACTACTGCCAGCACTACGCACAGCTATTAAGTCATATCGCGCCCGTAAGTCAGCAGGTGACATCATTGTTGATGCGCTAGAAGCGGCCATTGACGAGGTAGATAAGAAGTGACACAAACAGATTTCTTTCAGCTCTACATAGCCACGCTAGTAACACTCGGTGGCTTGTCGGGCTTTGTCATTACTCATTTACTAACAGAGATTAAGCGACTCCACTCGCGTGTCGATGAGATCTATAACATACTTCTAGAGAGATAATTTTCTCATGGCAAGAAAAAAAGTAATAGATCTAGATACTTACAGCGCACTCGATGCTTGGGCTATTAGCTTGCAGGAGATGTATCGGGCATTACGCAGGGCAGGCTTTGATGTCGATTTAGCATTGGCAATTATCGTTGAGCCTATGTCGTATCCGCGCTGGATCTTGCCAGAGCCAGTTGAGCCAGACAGGCTAGGCGATTACGAAGATGAGGATGACGATTAAGCGAATCGTAGTCGTGTCCGATCTTCAGGTTCCTTACCATGATCGGGTAGCCACTCGTAACCTTGCTAGTTTCATTACAAAGTTTAAGCCAGACCAAGTTGTCACTATTGGCGATGAGATCGATCTTCCCCAGATAAGCAAGTGGGAAGAAGGGCGGATGGGCTCTTATGCTCAGACCCTAGACGATGATCGCAATGAAGCTGTGCAGTTACTCTGGGAGTTAGGCGTAACAGATTGCATCCGTAGCAATCACACAGATCGCCTGTATAACATTATTATGGCTAAAGTGCCTGCATTCGGTGCACTGCCAGAGCTGCGCTTTGAGAAGTTTATGAAGTTTGATGAACTAGGCATAACCTTCCATAAGAATCCAATGCCTATTGCACCTAACTGGATTGCTGTGCATGGAGACCACACACCCATCAAGCCACAGGGGGGCTTATCAGCCCTAGAAGCGGCTCGTAGGCATGGTAAGAATGTTATCTCAGGTCATACCCACAGAGCAGGGCGTTCGGCCTTCTCAGAGGCCTCTGGAGGCCGTATAGGGCGCGTTTTGCATGGTGTCGAGGTAGGCAATTTAATGGACTTTAAGCAAGCTGCTTACACTAAAGGCGTGGCTAATTGGCAACAGGCATTTGCCATTATCTATGTGAACAAGGCTAAGGTGCAGGTAGATCTTATTAACATTGAAAAGGACGGCACATTTATCGTGGCTGGAAAGTCCTACGGCAGACCTAGATAATCGTTATCGTTTCGTTATACAAATGTCCGCGATTTTGTCGGGTGGGCATGAGACTCTAATCTAGTAAGCCAGTCGAGGGCACTGGATGCAGATAGGTAGAACATGAACTCAATTACAATCATTGGGATTATTGGCTTATTTTTGGTCACTAATTTCATCTGGTATTGGCAAGGCTACAAAGATGGCAGGCGAGAAGGCTGGCACAAAGGTCGCAGCTTAGCCCGTTCGTTGGCAGATCATGCGAGCTAATGAAATCCTACTCACAGCCACAGACACGATCCGTGACCGTGGGCTATCGTACGGTCATCCTGCGGATAACTTGCAGCACACAGCGATGCTCCTTAGTGCATACCTACAAACACCAATACACGACTATCAGGTGGCAGGGATCATGGTCTTGGTTAAACTTGCAAGGACTAATCAGTCAGCCCAACACATCGACAACTGGGTCGATCTATGCTCATACGGAGCACTAGCTGGACAACTAGCGACAGAGGAGAACGATCTTTATGTTTAATCTAGCCGATTATGAGCCAGTGGAGGTAAGACTTGAAAAGTTTATTAAGGACTATCCATCATTCCGCATTGCAACAGAGCTTGAAGTGGTCGAGGCAACTCGATACATTGTTAAGGCGTATCTATTTAAGGATGCTAGCGATGGCGTTGCGTGGGCAACGGGATACGCTGAGGAGACAGTGTCTAGTCGCGGTGTTAATCAGACTTCAGCATTGGAGAATTGCGAGACTTCGGCAATCGGCAGAGCACTTGCAAATGCAGGTTATGCGCCTAAAGGAAAGAGACCAAGCCGAGAAGAGATGACTAAGGTCGTTGCTACAAAAGTAGTAAAGCCACCAGTCCAAGATGTTAAAGCAGACGATCAGGACTACTGGACTACACCTGTTGGAGAGTATCGGGGCGTAGTAGATGCACCTGTGACACTTGAGAAGGCTATGGAAAATGTAGCTGCAATCATGGGAACAGGTGAGGCAGTAGAAGCACCAAGCTGCGAGCATGGACATATGCAGTGGCGCGAAGGTGAAAAGAATGGCAAGGCATGGGGTGGCTACTTCTGTAACACAGCGATCTCATCGGCACATAGATGCCCTACCAAGTGGTACACACTGGGATCAGATGGAAAGTTCCAACCACAGAAGGCGAGAGTTTAATGGGTAACATCGGAATTAGAATAAATGGTGAATGGGTTGATTTAATGTCAGCCTTCGTACCATGTCAGTTATGTAATGAGCCAGTTCAGATAAAGAATCTGGTGGATCTGTCTCAGGATGCAGTCAATGGCACGGTATCTTGGCAATGCTTGAAATGTAGTACCGTCAATGGCTGAGTTTCCAGAGATTTATAGATCGCCAGTTGATCGGCATGTGTACAGCTTTAGCGGTTATGCAGGTGTTGAGAACTGTTCAGATTGTGATGCATTTACACAGGTCAATGAATATGATCGTATTCATGATGGTGCTGTCTTATTCTTTTGCAACAGATGTGAGAACAAGCATCACCTATGACACAGCATAGGAAACACAGAGGTTTCCGCACAGAGCGCGTAGTCGCACAGTACCTATCGACTGTATGGCAAGGCGCATGTGTGGGAAGGGGTAGTGGCAAGGATATTGTCAATGTACCGTTCGATGTTGAAGTCAAAGCCCGCGCTGGATTTCAACCGCTTGCGTACATTAAGCAATTGAAAGCTCGAACAGCCATTTCGGGGGAATTAGGCTTCGGAGTTATTAGACTCAACGGACAAGGTGAAGATGCGCGAGAGTATGCCGCCATCATCCGACTTGAGGATCTCTTGCCATTACTCCAACTTAAATACGGTCATCTTATTAGCGAACCCACAGAGGCAGACATTGACCGCTGTACAGGCTGTGGGTCTTACATGATACAGAGGTGCTTAACATGCCAGCCTATGACTACAAATGCTCACGATGCAATCTTAGTCAAGAGATCTATCACGGATGGCACGAT